TTGACCCAGCTGATGAAGGCACAGATGACAAGGCTGTTGCAGTTCGCAAGGGCGTAGTCATCACTAGGGCTGAGGCGTGGAGTGATGGTGACCTCAGTGATGCTATCGACAAGGCGTTCCAGATTGCATACGATGACAGATGTACTAACTTGGTCTATGACTCGGTTGGTATTGGTGCTGGCGTTAAGGTGGGACTAGAGGATAGGCTGGGTAACTACGCTATGTCAGTCGAGGGCTTCAGCGGCGGCGGCACTCCAGAATACTCAGACAAGAAATACAAAGATGATGTGATGCATGGTGACCTGTTCGCTAACAAGAGAGCGCAGGCATACTGGTTATTACGTGACAGGTTCGAGAATACATACAACGCTGTCGAGAAGGGCGTGTACAGCGACCCCGCCGAAATGGTGAGTATTGACTCAACGATTAAAGGCTTCGCACAGCTAAAGTCTGAGCTGGTACGTGTACCGCGTAAGCGTACAGCTAACAATACATTCGTTCAGATACTATCAAAACCTGAGATGAAGAACAGAAAGATACCATCTCCGAACTTAGCTGATGCTGTTATGATGTGCTTCGCGAATAAAGAAATTAAACATAAATCTAAATACACTGACTGGGGCGAGAATATTAATGGCTAAGCAACCAAAGCAAATGAGTGATGATGAGCTAGTCTCAATCTGTATGGAGGAGATTGCCCGTGGTATTGGTGGTGGTCTTGACGCAGAGAATGACAACGACATCAGCCTGCCACTAGATTACTATCTTGGTAAGCTGCCCGGTATCTCGGCGGTAGCAGCTAAGGATAAGAATGCATCACGGTATGTGAGCATGGACGTTATGGACGGTATTGAGGCGACAGTCGCTGAAATTATGCCCACGTTCTCAACAGATAGCATTGGATTCTATGTGCCATCAGGTGAGGCTGATGAGGAGAGCGCGGAGACAGAGTCTGCACTAGTCAACTACCTATTCTTTGAGGAATACAACGGCTGGACATTGCTGCAAGAGCTATTGAAAGATACGCTGCTGCATCGTAACTGTACTGCTAAGGTCTACTGGGATGAGCGTGCCAGTGTTGCATACGAGGAGTATGACAACGTCAATCAGGCAGCACTACAGCAAATACTTGCACCGAATGCACCTATGCAGGAGGTCGAGATAGTTGGGCAGGTCGTCGATGGTGAGGAAGAGATGCAGGAAATGCAGCCAACACCAGAGCGTCAGATGCTGGTTGAGATGGGTGTATCTCCCGAACTAGCGCCACCAGTTCAAGAAACATTCAACATCAAGATTAAACGTACCACAATCGTTGGTAAGCCAGTCATTAAGGCATTATCCCCTGAAGAGGTCATTGTCAACGGTGACCACAACAGCCCATTCTTAGACGATGCGCGTGTTGCATGTCACGAGAAGGCCGAGACATCATCAAGCCTGATTGCTCAGGGCTTCGACCCTGAAGTTGTTGCGCTATTACCCGACTACAGCACCAACACCGAGTCGCTATCACGTAGCCGTGAGTCAGAGGAATTCGATTACGCCTCATCTCATGAAGCCACAGCAACCAAGCGGGTATTCGAGTGCTACATACTGGTAGATTACGATGGTGATGGCATTGCAGAGAGACGCAAAGTCGTCATTGGTGATGGCAACCATCTACTAGCTAACGACCCAGTTACGTCCGTGTCATTGGTCGGTGGTGTCGCCACATTGATGCCGCACAAGTACAAGGGCATTAGCTTATTTGAGCGATTACGTGAGATTCAGGACACAAAGACACCGCTGATTCGTAGTGTGGTTGATGCAACACAGCTCGCAGCTAACCCACGAATGGGTGTAATCGCTGGCGAAGTTAACATTGATGACTTATTGACATCAAGAACTGGTGGACTAGTTCGTGCAGAAAGCCAAGGCTCTATCTTTGAGCTGCCAAAGGGCGAGGTATCACAGTCGGCCTACTCATTGCTAGCATTTATGAATGAGCAGCGCAAGGAGCGTGGCGGTAGCGCTGTCGGCATGGCAAACACGGCTAACGCTGCTGTAGGTCAGGGCGGTGACCACACAATGGAACGTGTCATGTCCAGCATGGAGTTAACTAACTCGCTTATAGCGAAGAGCATGGGTGAGACTATCATCCGTGGCATCTTCATTGAATTGCACAAGCTAATCCGTGAGAATCATCAGGGTGAGCTGCAAGCACGAGTGGGTAGCCGGTGGATTAAGTCTATGCCTTCAGAGTGGCAGTCTAGAGCTAACGTGTCCATCCAGATTGGCTCAAGTAATGCGGAGCGTGTACGTCAGGCCAATGTATTGCGTGAGGCGATACAGCTACAGGAGAAGCTGGCGGGTATGGGGTCGGTTATGTTTGACGAGTCGAAGGCTTACACAGCTATCAGTCAAGTGATGAAGCTAGAGGGTATTAAAGCGCCTGAAAGATTCTTCATTGACCCTGAGTCCGAGGAGGGCCAGCAAGCAAGCGAAGGTAAGCAGCAGCAGTCTGAGGAGATGCGGCAGAAGGAAGAGATGGTGCAGCAGGCGATGGCTAAGGCTCAAAACGATATAGCTGCAGGTGAGCTGATGAAGGGCCAAGCGGCACTACAAGCACAGCAAGCTAAGGTTCAGATTGAGGGTATGAAGCAAGAACTTGACCGCATGGCAGCGATGGTTGACGCAGCAGACAAGGCTGATGAGACCCAGTACAAGTATGACAAGATGGCGGCTGATGAGGCGTTAGAGCTTACCAAGCTAGAATTGCAGTACGGCACAGATGCCAAGGCAACAAATGAGGAGAACAAGTAATGGAATACCCGCTCAGCTTTAACCAGAGATATCATCTGGCTACGCTTGAGGAGAATAAGGCTAGGCAGAACAAGGATGGCAGTATGACTACTGTAATGGGGGTGGGTATTCCCTACAACGGAAACATATATAACGTGCCAAGCTACGACAGGGAAACTGGAGAGGTAATAACCGACAAGGATGAATTGCTTCAACGGTGGATGCCTGACATTGTGAGTGGGGGGATACAGCCCTATCCACAAGCATTCGACGGGGATATCAGTGACCACCCAGCAAATGTTGCTGCTCGGCAGGAGCATGAGTGGATTGAGCGTAACAGGGGCGGTTTTGACAATGTAAAGTTCAATAAGCGTTTAGAGGATAGAGGTTTATTGGGTGATTTTTTTTGGAGCAACAAATGAGCGTAAGTAACGAGAGATTACAAGCCTATGCTAAGTACATGGACAATAACCTTGATGTTCATGAGGAGATTAAGTTAAGGGTGCATACGAAGATGATAGCTAAGTTCAGAACAGCTACATTGGAAGAGAGGCGCATCATCTCCGATATCATGGATGCTGATACATTTTACTTTAAAGAGATAGCTGTCATTTTGGCAGAGAACGACGATACTGTAGTTAACGGATAGGAGACATATCCACATGGCACAAGACAACGCGATAGAGCAAGCAACGGCAATTTTAAATGGTAGCGTAGCAGCACCGGTTGAGGAAGTTGTTGAGGATGAACCGGTAGAGGATATCGGTGCGGAGGCTGTCATCACCGAGGGTGAGGAACCTGAAGAGGTGGCAGAGGAAGAGGGCGAGGCAGGCGATGAGGGTCCCATGACTCTCAAGCAGTTAGCTGAGGCCATAGAGGTTGACGTTGATTACTTGTACGATATCGAGATTGGAATGGGTGACAATCAGGACCCCATCCCGGTAGGTAAGCTGAAGGACGAGTACCAAGCTGCAATCAGGACTAACACGCAATTACAAGAACAATTGACTAGTCAGGCCGCTGAGTTCGAACAAAAGAGTTTAGGTATGCAAGCACAACAGCAGGCCAGCGAACAGGTTCAGATGGCTAACTATGAGCTGCAGGATGTCCAGAAGGAATTTAACAATATAGATTGGGAGAGGTTCGAGCAAGAGTCTCCCGGCGAGGCTGCATTGGCTCGTCAGAAGTTCATGGAGCGCCACCAGCGTGCGCAGCAAACTCTGCAGCAACTAGCTCAGCAGGAAGAGATGCAGGATAGCCAATACATGCAGGCGATGGGCCAGAAGTTAGTTGAGCTTATACCTACATGGTCAGACCCAGCCGTACGCACAGAGGAGCAGGGCCAGATACGTGAGCTGTTAAAGGGTATGGGTTACACTGATGAAATGTTGCGCAATACACGCGACCCACTAGCTATCAGCGTGGTTCATCGACTCCTCAAGGCAGAGGCACAGCTTGCTGGCGGTGCTGCTGAAGTGAAGCGGGTACGCAACGCTCCCAAGGTCTTGAGACAGGCAAATGGCAGGTTCAAGCAGAAGGGCGACCAACAAGTAGTTGAGGCAAAGAAAGCAGTCTCGGCCAACCGTAATCGTCACACCGAGTTGGCAGCGGCCAAGGCAATATTCAACAGACGCTAGGCTGCTCAACAATCGCCGCCATGACTAAAAAACATGGCGGCTTTTTTTTATGTCTAGTGCATTGACACGATATGTGTTATATAATAGGCGATAACAATTAAGGTAGAGATACCGGCCATCAAAGTCTTGGCGAGAGCTATATGGAAATTGATAGGTAGATAACGATTGTAGTTTATTTATTTATTTATTAACTCTATAAGGAGCCTCTCATGGCTGCAAATCAATTAGATGAAGTCAACTTAGCCGATGTGGCAGTTGGCGGACAAATTCACGAAGATGTCATGGATTCAATCTTTGACGTTTCCCCAGTAGACCGCCCATTCTGTGACATGATTGGTTCTGATACATCACAAAACCATCTCAAGTCATGGGTACGCGAATCATTAGAAGCTGCGAACAAAGATAACGCACGTATCGATGGTTCAAGTTCTGCTGGATTAGACGACACCGTTACAGGTGAGC